GAAGATGGAGAGTGGATCTATACAAAGAAAGATGGTTCTAAAGAGAGAAGGAGTGTTACTAAAGGCACTATGGTAATAAAATTGTATCCTATAGATAAAGAAAGTGATGCAGAGTACATCTTTATTGAAAATGATGAAGTAAAGAATCACTATAACAGATTGCTAGAAAAGGGACAAGAAGAAAAAAAGAAATCTACTTCTTGTGATATTGAATGTGATTGTGCTTGTGAACCTGTACAGTGTGGTTGTTAATATGGATAAATTATTGATAGATCAATACGGTAATGCTATTTTATATAAAGTAGATACTAATAGCATTAAAAATGTATCTGATAACTTTGAATGTAGAACTATGTATGTTGCATAGTAGGATGGTCAAGTAATAACAGAAGAGGAAGTAATAGACTATAAATTAGGGGATATTGTACTTATACTAAGTAAATATGATTCTATAAGTAATAAGTGGACGCTAAAACCAATAGTCTGTTCTGATGCCTTTGCTAAAGACGATCTTATAAGATGGAGTAAAGAAGATAATAAACAAGTTCTTACGAATGAAACTATTTGATCTTATTGGAGGTAAAGTAAAAATACACCCAGATGCTATAGGCATCCCATGCTTTAGAAGAGTGTGGGATGCAGATAGACCTGATAAGGAGCATGCTACTAAAGTAATAAGTTACATTGTGCTTATGAATAAATGGGATAGCCCTTATGTACAAAGTATGGATGAAGACAGTAGAGAACTTAAACTGAAAAAGGAAATATTCGATGATGAGAATTACAAATTGACGGCAGAAGAATTGATTTGTGAAGATGAATATAAAACCTTACTTAATACTAGAGCTCTACAAATGTTAAACAATATGCGTCTAAAGTTAGATAGTGTGAGTAAGTACTATAAAGAGTCATTAGACGATACTTTAGATGAAAAGAAGATTAAGGACTTATTAGCTGGCATGACTTCCGTTGGTGGAGTACTTAAGAGTATTGATTCACTAGAAACAATGGTTAAAGCTGAAGAATTAGCTATAGGTAAAGTTAAAGGAGATGCTAAAGTAAATCCGTATGAGTTGGCGAAATAATACATTAAAATATAACTAAATATTAACAACACGTTATAGTGTATAAATAAAAATATTATGAATAAGAAATTTACGATTACTATAGATTTGACTAAGGATACAGAAGAAGTGTTTAGACAGATTGAAGAAGCTTCGGAATATTTGAACAAACCTGTAAAGAAGTCATTATGGCAAAGAATTAAATCTTGGTTCTAAACCATCAGAACCCTTACGTGGAGGGTAAGAATATCCACGTGATATTGCCCTATGGTGTAATGGTTAGCACAGGAGGCTCTAACCCTCTTAGTCTGCGTTCGAGTCGTAGTGGGGCTACCAATAACGGTAAGTTTGCAGTAGCTGTGGGTAGTATCCGAACTTCTGAAATATGATAAGAATGACCCTCTACTTACTGTTAAAAAAATACTAGTCCTTTGAAACTATAATAGCAGAAGGAAACTTGTTGGATAGGTAGTTATCGTGAACAGGTAGTCTGGGGTAATGTTAGCCCAGGTGGGGAGTACTAAATATAAGGCGTATAAAACCCTAGCTCAAGAAACTAGGTTGCAGCCACTGGAAATCTCCTCTACTAAAATTCAAGATTAATAAAGTAAGAAAAAGGGGTTCGTTGTGAAACGCGCCCCTTTTAAATATAAAGCGTACTAATATGGATAAACTTAGAGGTAAGAATGTAACTTTTTTTATGCAGGACGAACTTGATGAGTATTCAATTAATCTGGAAATGTGGAATATGGCGTTGGGAGAATTAGAGAAACAAACAGGAAAAACTATAAAAGAAGCTTTAAATAATCTCATCAAATAGTAAGAACAAGAATGGTAGACTTCAATAAGAAGATAGTAAATAGTAATAAATTTAGAGAGCCAGCACTATAGTTTATAGCTACTGGTTCTTATTGCGTATATCCAGAAGGTACTTCAGAATATTTTAAGTTCTGGGATGAGGAAAGTAAAAGATGTGTAGATGGTTATACAGCTGATGATGGGGATTTCATTAGTGGGTATAACTATTTTTATTTAAACTACTGTCCTATATCTCGTATAGTCAATCATATTACTACAGATGAATTAGGTAATACTAAAGTAAAACGTGTTAATGAAGTAACTTTCCCCGACTTCTGGGATTACGACTATTACTATTTTAATGCAGTATAGGAAGCCCAAGAGTAGGGTAAACATTTATGCTTACTTAAGTCTAGACGTAAAGGTTTTTCATACAAAGGTGGTTCTATGGCATGCCGCAATTTCTATCTAATACCATACTCTAAAACCTTCATATATGCATCAAATAAATAGTATTTGACAGATGATGGTATTCTTACTAAAGCTTGGGATTATATGGACTTTATAGATAAGAATACTGCATGGGGAAAGAAGCGATCAGTTAATACCTAGATGCGTAGACGTGCTGGATTCTATACTAAGGATGACTATGGTAATATCATAGAATTAGGTTATAAGTCAGAAATTATAGGTGTTACTTTGAAAGATAATCCTGATGTAGTACGTGGTAAGAAAGCTAACCTTATTATGTTTGAGGAAGGTGGTTCTTTCTCTGAATTAGGAGCAGCATGGCAAATCGCTAGACCTTCTGTAGAGGTAGATGGTATAGCCTTTGGTACTATGATAGTATGGGGTACTGGTGGTGATGAAGGCTCTGCATTTGAGACTATGAAGGATATGTTCTATAACCCTGATGGATATAATTGTTTAGGGTTTGATAACATATGGGATGAGTCTGCTACTACTAATAAATGCGGTTTCTTTGTACCTCAATATACTAACTTAGATATACGTGATGAAAATGGTAAACGTATATATATGGATGAGGACGGTAATACATACCGTAAGAAGTCTTTAGAACACATATTAGCAGAAAGGCAAGTAGTAATAACTAATGCTACTAATAACGCAGCGGTTGATAGATACGTTGCAGAAAGACCTATTACTCCAGCAGAAGCAATGCTAGAGTTTAATGGTAACATTTTTCCTAAAAAAGAATTGCAAGAGCAGTTATCATTACTCAGAACTAATAAAAAATTATAGAATCATAAGTAGGTAGGCGATCTAGTATGGCAACCTGACGGTAGCCTTAAATGGGTTATTAAGAAGACAGGAGATATAACACATTATCCATTAAGAACTAAAAGGGATGAAGTTACTGGAGCATTAATAGGTGATGACCCTACTGGATCTATAGTAATATGGGAACATCCTAATAAAGATGCTAGTGTTGGTTTATATATTGCAGGTATAGACTCATATGATTATGACGAATCAAGTACTACATCATTAGGTTCTTGTTTCATATATAAAAGAGTATAGTCTATAGAGTAGTACTCAGATATCATAGTAGCGGAGTATACTGGTAGACCTAAATCAGCAGAAGATTTCTACGAAAATGTGCGTAAATTGCTTATATACTACAATGCTAGAGCTATGTATGAGAATCAAAATAAGGGTATATTTGTTTACTTTACTAATAAGCATTGTGACTACTTACTTGCTGATCAACCAGATATAATCAATGATATAGTAAGTAATTCTAAAGTAAATAGAAAGAAGGGCTGCCACATGAATAAGCAAATTAAGCAATGGGGTTGGGGTCTAATAAAGGATTGGCTAAACGATATTAATGCAGATGGCAAGAAGAACTTATACAATATAATGTCGGAACCGCTATTAGAGGAACTTATAGCTGCAAATGATGTAGTTAACGTAGACCGTGTAATGGCGTTGACCCAAGTAATGATATATAGAGAATAGCTATATAATGTTAAAGTAAAAGAGATTAAAAAAGAGAATAGAAATAGGGTACTGTTTGAAGGCCCTATATTTACTCAAGAATGGTTTCGTGACGACGAAGCTATAGATAATATCGAAGCATATATGTTTTAATTATGAATAATATTAATCAAATGCCAATATAGAAACTTCCTATGTCTAAGAAGACAAAAGACTGGCAAGAAAGTTGTATAGACTATGTTATAGGCCGTAGTTTAGGAGGTTCTAGAAATGGTAATAACAGAACTCGCAGAGAGGAGATGCAGACGTACTATGATCTTTATAATAGTATATACAATGAAAAAGATCTAAAGTATGTTACTAATCCTTTTAAACAGCAGGACGGCTTTCCTGCAATGGCTTAGGATTATAATATAATTAAGCCTAAGATAGATTTACTGTTGGGAGAAGAGACTAAAAGACCATTCAACTTCAGAGTAGTACGTACAAGTGATATAGCTGCTAGTGAAATGTAGGATAGAGCTAAATAGCTTTTAATAGATTACATTCAGGCTACTATAATGAGTAAATTAGGTCCTGAAGAACAAGCTAGATACTAGGAAGCTTTACAGAATGGTGAGATAATGACTCCTTAGTAGATACAAAAATACATGAGTAAAGACTATAAAGATATAGCAGAAGTAACTGCATACCATAGTCTTAATTACTTAAAGAATAAGTTAAATATTACTCATGAATTCTTTAAAGGTTGGAAGGATGCTTTAGTTGGTGGTGAGGAAATATATTACATAGGTATATTAAATGGGGAGCCGTGTTTAGAACGCGTTAATCCTATCTACTTTGATTATGATACTGAAACGTCTGACTTAGAATTCATTCATGACGCAGAATGGTGCTGTTATGAAATGAATATGTCTGTAACTGAACTATATGATAGATTATACGATAAGATGTCTGAGAAGTAGTTAAACTAGCTGTTGGAGATGATGGATTAGGCTTCTAAGGGTGGTATAAATCCCGAAGTAAGAAAGACATCTTTAGATTACACTCATATTAAGACTCATACTATTAACGGGTTCAGCAGTAATCCATTTGATAGTACTAATAGTGTAAAGGTATGGCACTGCTGTTGGAAATCATTCAAGAAAATAGGTTTTGTTACTATAATTGATCCTGAATTAGGAGAACCTAAGGAGTATCAAGTAGATGAGAGTTATAAAGAGACAGGGATGGAACTCAATGTAGAATGGAAATGGATTACTGAAATATGGGAAGGATATAGAGCTGGTGAAGACCTATATATAGGAATACAACCATTAGAATATCAATATACTTCATCTGATAATCCTAACTCTCAGAGATTGCCTTATACTGGAGTAGTATATAATAATACAAACAGTAGACCTCGTAGTTTAGTAAGTATGATGAAACCATTACAGTATATGTATATTGTACTATGGTACAGACTAGAACTCGCTATGGCTAGGGATAAAGGTAAAGTAGTAAATATGGACATTACTTAGATACCAAAATCTATGAATATAGACGTATCTAAATGGATGCATTACTTATCTGCTCTAGGCGTAAACTTTATTAATCCATACGAAGAAGGGTGGGATATACCTGGTAGAGAGGGCGGTAAGCCTAGTCAATTTAATTAGATTACAGCGTTAGATCTTACTATGGCTAATACTATTGATTAGTATATTAACCTCATGGATAAAATTGAAAGCATGTTAGCTGAAATATCTGGGGTTAGTAAACAAAGAGAAGGATCTATTTCATCTAATGAATTAGTAGGTAATGTAGAACGATCTGTAGTATAGTCAGCTCATATCACTGAGCCTTGGTTCTGGACACATAATTAGATAAAAAGAGAATGTTTGACTATGCTGTTAAATACTGCTAGATGGGCTTGGAAAGATGGTAGTAAAACACATTTACAATACGTATTAGATGACGCTACTAGGGCTTTTCTAACATTATCAGACGATATGTTGTATGAAGATTTTGATATCTTTATAGAGGATACTACTAAGAATCAACAGTACATAGAAACTCTTAAGCAGTTGATGCAGCCTGCTATGCAGAACGGAGCTAGTTTACTTGATATAGCCGAAATCATTACTATGGATAATATTAGTATGATTAAGTCTAGATTAGAGGAGATTGAGCAGAAACGTATGGAGCAGCAACAAGCTATGGAACAAGCTCAAGCAGAACGTGAACAGCAAGCTATTCAAATGCAAAATGAGATTAAGGAAGAGGAGCTTATGATTAAAGAAGCAGAAATGGATCTTGAAAAATATAAGATAGATCAAGATAATGCTACTAAGATTACTGTAGCTCAACTTAATGCTTATAGAGGTGCTGAGAATATGGATCAAGATGGTAATGGAATTCCGGATCCAGTAGAGATAGCCCAGCAAGCTTTAGCTGAACGTAAGCAAGCATCTGATGAAGCTTCTAAACAATTTGAATTCAATGCTAAGATTAGAGAGCAAAAGATGAAGAAAGAGATAGAAGATAAGAAAAATCAGCTTGAAAGGGAAAGAATGGATCACGAAATGAAGTTACAAGCAGCCAAAGACAAGGCAGCAATGGAGAGAGAAAGATTAAAAGCCAAAACTGCGATTAAGAATAAAGTAACAGGAGAGAAATAATTATGAATTGGTTTAAAGAAACATGGTGGATAATTAAATAGCTATTCACTAAAGTAAAAGCAGATAAAGTAGAATATAAACATATGGATCACTATCCATTTAGCGGTTATTCTGCAATGAGCTGGTGTGGTTACTTGTTAAGTAGAAAACCTGAATCTCAGATTAAGCCTACTACTTGGAATCATGAAAATATTCATCTCTATGAAGCTAAAGATAAAAAGAGATGGATAAGTTATTATTGGTCTTATGTGTGGGAATGGATTAAAGGTAACCCAATTATATACCCTGCATCTAGTGCTTACTATACTATTCCTTATGAGATGGAAGCTTATGCTAATGACGATAACTTTGATTATCTGAAAACACGTAAGCCTGAAGATCTTGATAAATATAAGATTAAGGATAGAAAGAAGACTTATAAGGCTAATAAGAAGAATTGGAGACAGTATCTTAAAACAATTAAATAATAGGAGGAATTAATTATGGCATGTGGAGGTAAGAAGTCTGGCAGCTCTAAGAAGGGTAAAGGCGGAAAGAAATAATTGAAAGATTATGGATAGACAAGCATTTAAATAGAGAATGCAAAACCTAAAGTCTTACCGGGAGAATAATCCCGGTAAAGGCTATTGGGATTGGAAGGTAGAAGCATTTCAGGATGGTGGTCAGACAGGTGATCCTGAGAAGGAAAGATTCTATCAAGCTACAGGTAGAAGTAGTAGTGGTAGACCTTTAGAAGAAGGCTTAAAACCTGTATTTAGTATTGAAGATGCTGCTAATATGACTCCTATTGGTGATGCTATATCGGTTAAAGATACTTATGATGCAGTAAAGAATAGAGATTGGTTAGGTGCTGGACTAGCCGCTCTTACAGTATTACCTTTTGTTCCTAGTGGTTTAAGAAATGTAAAAGCTGCTGCTAGGTACATTCCTACTGTAAATAGAACTGAACAAAGTTTAATAAATTAGGCTCTAGGTAATATTAGTAAGAAAAGAGATTATTTATCAGATATAGCTAATTCTAGAAATAGAGTTCTAGAAGATATTAATACGATACCTTACCGTAATAGAGCTGAATAGGCAGATAAAATATTCGGTACTAATTATAGTGAAACTTATGATCTGCTTGATGATTTGTATCAACATAGGTACTTTGATTTACCTGAAGTTCAACCCAAAGATATGGTAGCTTCTGGAAGATTATAGGCTAAACCATTTGCAGAAGAACGATTTAATAAGACTGGAGTAGGGGCAGAACCTAATGAGTTTGATTTATGGGTAAATACAGGAATGTATAGAGATCCTATGCAATTAGCTAATCACGAAATGAATCATTATACTGATTATATAATTAGTAGAAATATAGATACATCTGTCAATAATAATATGTTAAAGTAGTTAGAGAATTCACTAAAATAGACAGACGCTACTGACTATTACAGAATAAGAACTATGCTCAAATAGAATGGAGATATATAGAATTTAGATGAACCAGTATCGTCTACTCTACTTAAGAAGTATCTAGATAAAATGTCTGATAGTGATCCTATAAAGAAGATGTTTAAACAGCATAAGAATATTAATGCATATACTAAATGGTTTAACGCTATTCCGTTGCTTGGTACTACTGCATTAGGAGCTAATGCTTACTTTAATAATAATAAAAATGAGTGATCTGATAGATTATACAGGTATCATGCCGGAATATCCCATACCTTCATATAAGTATGGTGGTATTCACATAAAGAAGAAGAATAGAGGTAAGTTTAATGCCTTAAAGAAAAGAACTGGTAAAACTACAGAAGAACTTACTCATAGTAAAAATCCATTGACACGTAAGAGGGCTATCTTTGCTCAGAATGCGAAAAAATGGAAACATAAAGGAAGAAAGAAAAAATAATAAATCTAATTATATATAATTATGGATAATATAACATTGAACGGTTTTGAGGTGTTTGAAGAACTCATGCCAGGAGCAAGTGTAAAGAATAAACCTATTGTTTCTCCTACTAATGAGGAAGAGGAAGAAACAAAAATTGATCTTGAAGGAGTAGGAGAAGAACTCAGTGAAGAAGAGTTAAATAATATTCGTAAGAATACTAAAACTGAAACTGAGGAAGAGAAAGAGGAAGAGCTTGAAGAAGAAGATAAAGAAGTAAAATCTAAATCTAAAGCTAAACCTAAAACTACTACAAAGGAAGAAACAGAGGAACCTGAAGTTGAGGAAGAAGAACCAGAAGAGTCTACTGATGAAACTACCATAGTAACAGGTTTCTTTGATTCTTTGTCTGAAAAGTTAGGTTGGGATGACATTGAGGATGATGATAAACCCAAGACCGTTGAAGATCTTATTGATTACTTTAACGATGTAATTGAAGAAAACTCAGTACCACAATACGCTAGTGAAGAAGTTGAGCAACTTGATAAGTTTGTTAAGAATGGTGGTAATTTGAGAGATTACTTCTCAATTGACAATGAAATTGATCTTGATGATATCGATCTCGAAGATGAAAGTAATCAGAAGTTAGTATTGAAAGAATTCCTTAAAGAAAAGGGTTTTAATGCTAAATAGATTGAAAAGAAACTTACTAAATATGAGGAAGCCGGTATTCTTGAAGATGAGTCTCAAGATGCTGCTGAAGCCCTTAAGGACATAAGAGAGAATAAGAAACAACAGCTATTGAAAGACCAAGAAAATGCCGCTAAGCTCGCAGCCCAACGTCAACAGGAGTACTTTGATACCGTTGTCAACGAAATAAAGGGCATGGATAATATCCGCGGTGTTAAAATTCCAGAAAAGGATAAACAAATACTGTTGGAATATATATTCAAACCTACCTCTGATGGTATGACCAAATTTCAAAAAGATTGGTCTAAGAGCGTAAAAAATTTAATTGAGTCTGCCTACTTTACTATGAAAGGAGATACACTTGTAAAAGCCGCCGAAGTAAAAGGTCAAAATGCAGCTATTAACAAGTTTAAGAATAGTCTTAATAGAACAGGAGTAAGTAGAAAGACTAAGAAACAGGATAACACTAGCACCGAGTCTATGTGGAATTCTTTTGCGCGAAGATTACGTGCAGATTAATATTAACTAATAAAAATTAAAATTACTAGTATTTTATGGATAATAATATTCTAAATAACTTAGTTTTATACAAAGGTAAATGGTTCAGTGATTTGATTGATACCGCTAAGATTTCTGCGGCTTCTCAATAGAATCCATATCAGGTTGCTACCGTGTTGTCTTATGTATTTGGAACTAAGGATAATGGTTACAACACTTCTTTGGATATGCTTACTGGTGGTCTTGGTAATGTAATGACTATCGACCAACCGAGCTGGGAGTGGAATGTAATGATTGATGCCGATAGAGCAGTTACAATTAGAGATGCAAAATGGAATGGCGCAGCTATTACAGATGATTCAACTGCAGGTCTTGGCAATACACCGATTATGCTGTGGTTAGAAGATAACTGGTTTGGTCCTACTGCTGTATTGGAATTTGACGATAAGGAATTCCAAGTACGTGTAGCAGGTGCTCCGTACCAAGATGGTAACTTGTGGGTATATACTTGTTTTGTAGCTGATGGTCAGCCTACTTCTTATATTCCTGCAGAACTCTTGAAACCGGGTTGCCAAGTATCTCGTCTGGCTTCTGCTGTTGAAGAGTACAGTGAAGAGGGTGATATCCTGAACTATAATACTCACTTCAAGATGCGTAATTATCTTACTACAATTCGTATCAACTATGATATTACTGGTTCAGCTTATTCTACAGTAATGGCTATTGCTTTGCAAGATCCTAAGACTGGTAAGAAGTCTTATTTGTGGGCTGATTATCAGGAATGGGTAGCTCTGCGTGAATGGTATAAGAGATGTGAACGTTTCTTGGTTTACATGAAATCTAATGTAAACAAAGATGGTTCTTGTAATCTGAAAGGTACTAACGGCCGTCCGGTATTTATTGGCGCCGGTCTGTTGGAACAGATTGCTCCGTCTAATAGACGTTACTATACTCATCTTACTGCAGAACTGTTGGAAGACTTCCTATTTGACCTGTCTTATAATGTACTTGGTACTAACGAACGTAAGTTTGTTG